CTGTGAACTAGGTGTAGCACCTGGTTTGTTGTGAGCTCCAAAAATCACACAGCGAGCATCACTATCCAAATTATTGGTAACACACGTAGTGTGAGGTTTTTCCAAAGGACCAACATCAACACCACCTAATTTGGTTTCAAACGCCTGACCAGCGTGTGAAGGCAAAACTGATGGTTTCTGAGCTATAACTTCAATCGCACTTAACAGTTGTTCTCTTGTAAGAAAACCTGCTGCTGCAGTGCAATTTTTGCCACCTAAGTGAAAACCACCAATAAATGGCATATCCCTATTGTCTTTAGCCACAAAAGTGGCCATACATAAACCTTGAAATGTTTGATTTGGAAAATAATATGTTAAAGATTCAAATAAACCGCCAAGCGTAGTTCTACTGGTCCCTCTAGTGCCAAGTATTTTATTATACATTTTGATTTCACCATGATCATTATAAATCATGTCACCAACCAATTGTTTTCCGTGGGAAATTTTACCAGGAAAATATTCAGTTAAATCTCTTTGATCTCCTAGCTCTGGAACATACCAAAGACAGAAATCAGTACTAGGTATCTTGTAACAAGAATTCATATTAATAATGACTTTCTTAGGATTAGTATTAGCCTTCGTAATCAAAGCTTCAGCATTGTAATTGGGTACAACATGAGCAGGTAATAACATCATATTCCCACGAACTGGTATACAATTACAAAAACGTGTACTACCAGTGTTAGTTTTAATATGAATCATCATCAATCTCTTCTTCACCATTCCAATTAATTGTTCAGGTGTCGTAGATCGTGCTGTTCCTTCGATTTTAGGATTAAATGTAAAACGTTTATAACGTTCATGTTCATCCCAAAATTCATTTGCTTGTTTCTCGGTAACTTCATTAACTTCTGGGCGAACATAATCTGCGCCTTCTGATACTAATCGTGCGTATAATAATTTAACAATTTTTGCAATACAAGTTAAAGTGGTAATACCACCCACATAAGATAATAGCTTAATTCTGTCTACCATAGATAATGCGCGTAAAAAATCACTAGGTCTTTTACATTTGCGTACAATTAAACGAATGTATAAACAAGCAATTTTATGCAAAAGCCACCTATGACTTTTAACTGTAACGACCAAGAAAACATAAATATAAAAATTAGGACCATAATACATACTTAATAATATGTAAAATAAGCTAACATAATAAAGAAAATGACAAAAGTATTTTTCTAAAATCCAATTTTTGCAAACGTCTAAACTCGCAAAATTATAAGCCCAATTACTAAGCCTGTAAAAAATTAATTCTTCCAAATCATAATAACTTTGTAAAATAGTATCCAATAAACCGAATTCAGAATCCAAAATCTCATCGGATTCACGACTTAAGCTGATTGGAAAACCCTCATCATCCAATTCAATTTCAACATTAGCGCGTTGTGTATTAACAAAACTCCTTTGTTGACTGAAATGTTTTTTAGTACTTTCTCTCAAATAGTCCAATAAGAAACGCAAATCTACATTAACCATTTCTTTACCCTTAAAAATAATAGGAGTATAAGAAACTCTGGCATGGCGAGAAATTCCTTCACGAATATTACCAGCATGCAATAAAGGTCTCTCGACAGTAAATAATGCAAAATCTGGATAAGCCGCGCCAGTAAATGCGTCGGCAACTTTGGCTGAATCAAGCATAGCTGAATCACTTAATTGAAATTCCGTTTTGACAGTTTGTGTTATAGTAATATCAAAACGTCTGGCAACAGAAAGAGGTTCATTCGAATAATGTTTAGCGTTTAAATCTTTTACATTTGTAGTAGCTAAAACTACTCTAGGTTCAATCATAATATTACCTTTCAATTCAGCATTTGGATTCAAAGCAGATTGTGGAGAATTATTAGTGAATTGGATGACTTTGAGTAAAGGATTTCCTTCAGTTGTTTCAACAGTACTATTACATAAATCATCCAATATAACTCCTGTATGATGTGTACGAAATTCAGATTGGAATTTATCGGCTTCGTTCAAAACAACAACCGAATCAGCTGAAGATCTAAAATTATTAATCTTCAATACGTAACGTGTTAAAGCATTTGCAATCGACGATTTACCGACTGAAG